TTTAGATTCTTACACATCATTAACAATGAATAGAAAGGAGCATTTCTTTTACCCCATTCAAACTTCATCTTTTGTGGCTTTCCAATCTTAGAAGAACCTGTTACATGTAGTGTGCAACAATCTAACCACTTATCTATTCCATCGAATACAAACAAAACATCTTCTCCCTGTTCAATCTTTTCCTTTACGAATAAAACAAAATCTTCTGAGTTTGCTTCAGACTTTTGTATATCTAATTCACCATTATGGTTTCTAACTTCGGGATTCCATAGAGTAATTCTATCTGTGCATTCATGGTTTTGTCTCCATGTTGGTTCGCAACCATCATCCCAATCTAAAACATATATTTGTTTATGTGGGAAATCAAGTGCTAATCCACTTTTAACGGTTTTAGGTTCTCCCCAAATACCACAAACTAAGCGATTGTTTCGCTTTAGTCTATCCTCTGTCTGTTCCTTTAGTTTATCCTGAAATGCTACAACTCTTACATTGTTACTCATTTCAATCGCTACTGCTTCTGTATTGTTATTGTTTGTCAATCCCATTTTGTTTCACCTACCAATTCTTGTTTGTCGAAGTTTATTTCTTCTCCGTGTAATTTACACCAAATTTCAATCACTTCATTTAATTCAGACGCATCTTTACAGATGTATCTTACTTCTTTTGTACCTATATGTAACTTAACCCAATAAGTCCCATATTCTTTTTCATTCTCTTTAAAAGTAATAAAGTCCACAGTGAATAAGTCCACTATGTAACTATTATCTTTAACTAAGAATCTATCTGCTTTAATATCCATGTGTTTCACCATTAATATCTATTCCTGTAACATCACGCGCAATCACTTGATGCGTGTTTCTTTTGTATGCTTCAATAAAAGCAAAGTATTCAGAAGTAACCATCGTTTGAAGAATGATACCTGCGTTTGAATATATTTTTACTTCATATACTTTTGATACTGGCGGAAATCCTTTCGGCCCCATTCCTATTTCTTGCCAAGAAATGTGCATTATTTTATCAAAATAAATAAATGCTCTTTCTGTCTCTATTGCGTTTTCATATAATTTCATTTTTCTATCTCCTTTTAAGGATAGGCTTCGCACCTATTTGAATGTCAATTTCCCCACAAGTCACATTTACCTTGCTATGCCAAAGGAGTTAAACTTCAAAACCAATCAAAGTTTTCCTCGACTGGTTGTGCTACTTCAACTGCTGAACCGTGTTTAATAACACAGTGAATACCTGAAGCATTAATGGTAACAGGTTCCACATCACCATCAACTGTTCTTTGACTTGTACGGCCAACAACATAAACTGTTGAACCAATACCGAAGTCTAAAGTTAGATGTTCAGGAACCCAGCAAGTTACCATTCCAGAATTACTTTCATAATTCATTTCAGCATTTAGGTCTGTAATATTAATAATACGATTCCCATTTTTAGTAGGAGTCATATTCATATTACAAACTGTACCGTCTGTAACAATATATCTTTCCTTAGAAGGAAGAGATTGACGCTGAATATGCGCTCTATCTAAGTCTAGAATATTTACTAGATTGCTACCAAAGTTTTCCTTTAGGCAGTTCTCAAAGTCGAATCCTGACATATCACGATATAAATTATTTTCAGGGTCTATTTCAGAGTTTAGAGATAGACTACCAAAAGTCAAATCTGTTGCTCCATAAATATCTGTTCCATTAGAACCTGCAACACATAGGAAATGTACCCATTCAAATGTATTAGGTGCAAAGTCCACTCCGCCCTGATTCTTATATGAGAAGAAATACGGTTTCATTTCACCTGTTCCTAGAGAACCGTAAAATACACCACTTCTTCGCATTTGTTCAGCAGGTAATGGTTTACCAAAGTTATTGTTAACTCCACCATTCATATAAGTAGCAGTCGAATCAAGAGGAATAAATACTCTTCCATCTTCTAAAGTTTCTGCACCATCAGGTAATGAATCTCTTGTTGCTTCACGATATTCATTATTGTGATAGCGAGATATAACCCACTTATTTAGAGCATTCTTAGTCGCAACTGCAACAATGCCCTTTTCGACTGCATCATCTTCATCACGCAAAAACTCTTCTTTTGCTTTCATTCTGTTCCAAGCCATCATATCTCTTGGTGCATCTAAAGAAACAAAGAATCCAAATGCCGCTTTGTAAAAATCATCGTCTTTACCACTTGCGTCACTATTATTGTTATTCTGTCTGCGGGTATTAGCCACATAGTTTCTCCAAACACCCATTGATACAGGGTTTGTTATTTCAAGCCCGTTTGAAGAACATACTTCCTCAAACTTGGCTATTGCCTCTTCAGCACTCATACCTATGTATTGTGCGCTCTTTTCTATTTCTGCTTTCATACTTTCATTCATATTTTTCGCCTCATTTTTGTTTTATCCGTTTACAACAACTGTCCTACCATCCATGATAGTAGCACTTTAGGGGTCATTGTGGTGGAACGCCATTCGCTTTCTCCTATTGTTCTTAAATATTTGAATTTAATAATGCTATCAAACTCTGATGCAATAACAGCATCATGTAAACCAAGGCAGATTTCTCTAACAGTCTTGCCTTGGTACAGTAATTCATGTAATTCACCTAATGTATTTTTATTTTTATTCTGTAATTTTATTAGTATTTTTTCATATTCTTTTAGGTTATTTTTGAGTTGTCCTTCAAGCCCTTTATCGCTGGACTTAGCGGCTTGCAGTTCCGTTACTGCTCGCCTCATATCACCATTCATGGCCCATATAAAGGAGGACAATTCATTATCAGTGAATCGAGTTATACTCTCATGTTTGAGTATATTACTCAATACGCTAAAGATAGCCTCATTAGAAATAGGTTTGAAATGATAGTTTGCACATCTGCTTTGTAGTGCAAAGATAATTTTGTTTCTATCATTACAAGTAATAATGAATCTTATATTACTTGAGTATCTTTCCATGATACGCTTCAATGCGTTTTGTGCATCATTAGTCATACCATCCATTTCATCTAATAAGCAGATTCTAAATGGTGAATCACCAATAGTTCCGCTTTGTGCTATATTCTTAATAGTAGTTCTAACTGTTTCTAGTCTTCTATCATCAGAAGCATTTACCTCAAAGAAGTTATCTTCATAACTATCATCTAGCATTGTTTTAGCAAAAGCAATTGCGGCTGATGTCTTTCCATTTCCTGAATTTCCGTAAAGTAATAAGTTAGGCATATTATTTTCATCTATCCAAGAATTAGCATCCATCACAAAATGTTCTTGTCCTATAATATCGCTTAATTTAGTTGGTCTATATTTCTCCGTCCATAACATTATTCTTCCTCCTGTATTATATTTCTGTATATTCTAGTTTTTCTTCCTCTAGTTAGAAGAATAGTATCAACTAATATAAAATTAGTTTTGTTTAGCAAAAGACTCACTACCTGTTGATAGGTAGGTAACACCTTTCTTCTTCTTCCTCTTGAACATTTTAATTCAAATACGGCTTGGTATATTTCCTTTGCACACATTTCTTTATCTGCTAATACCGTTTGAATATCAGCAAGAAACTGTTTGTTTGTAGTTCCCACAATTACACCTCAATACATTACATTGGTGCTTTCTTTATTTCTATTAAGAGACTCTTCTAATTGTTCTTGTTCAATAGAGCGTTGCTTAGTTCTCAAGACAATATCTTTACTCATCATAGATTCTTTAACCCAGTATGTTTCATCATCAATTTCTAATTCCATTTTAGTAACACTCTTAATCGGAATACAGATTTGTTTCTTACCTTTACCAAGAATAAAGAAGTCCGCCAAAAACATTAGCGACGGTATTAATAATTGTCCTGTTTCTTGTCTTTCTTCACCTTCTTCTTCACCATAAACAAGATATGTTATGGTTGCTTTTCCTACATGATATTCTTTATTTTTCATTCGTAATCACCTATTTTTTTCTGTTTTATTTCTATGGGGTCGGTTTTCTTTTTACGGCCCTTCTTTTTCTTTTCACCAATTTGTAGCAGTCGGCATTCTGCATTGTTTAGTTTAGTCTTAGCCCAATCTCTAAACTCTTCATCCAAACAAAGTTGCTTTAGTAGTCTAGGACTTTTAACTTTTAATCTTCTAGCAAGGCTAGGTATCTTTGAGTATTGCTTTCTCTTAGGCATACTTACTCTATCAAAGACATTACCACTATGAACATAGGCTAACATCTCATAGAAATATCTTTGACTCCATCTTCTTTTAACTACTCCATCAACAAAGAGTAATTTGTTAGGGTGCATATTTTCATTTAACCAACTCATTATTTGAGTATCGGCTGGCTTATTGTAAAGTAATAGTTTTACAGTTAAGTCCCTATCTGTATTTTTAAGATAGTCAGCAACTAAGGAAAAGGTATCTCTTTCATAGGAGAAAGGAGATTCGCTATTTGGAGCAAGGTACTGTATTTCATTCTGTAAATGATTAAAGGAACCTGCTCTTTTAACTTTGCACATGTCCTTTATTTGCTTAGGTACAGACCTTTCATTGATAGAAGTTAATACTACTAATCCTCTATAATTTCTAATAACTGAAACAATTCTATCTGTCTGTGGCTTAAAATGCACATCTTCTATTATTATTCCTAAATGTTTAGGATGAGAACCTACATCAAAATCAAAATCATTTGCATAGACAATTTTTACATCGTCTGTAAAGAATGTTTTCGCTTTAGTTGATTTACCTGTTCCTGTTTTTCCTGTTATTAGTATTGCTCTATTGTCATTCATATTGGTTAATCCCACTACAATACCCCTTTTAGTTTACAGATTGCTTCAAACTTATCTAGTTTAGATAAATCAGAATCTTGTATTTCTGTTATTTCTTTAAGTATCTCTAAGTCTTTAGTTAAGGGTATGTCTGTAACTAAGGCTACCAGTTTTCTAAGTGCTTTCTTTTTACAAACAACCAATACATAGGCAG